TTACAGCGACTGCCCGTCGTCCACGGTGAACACGCTTCCCGTGACCGCCCGCGCGGCGTCGGAGCACAGGTAGAGCGCCGTCCCGGTCAGGTCGTCCTCGTCCATCAGCCGCTTGCGAGGGAAGCTTCCGACCAGCCGCGCGCCGCCCTCGGTGTCGAACCAGTCGCTGTTCAGTTCGGTGCGGATGTAGCCCGGGCAAAGGACGTTGACGTTGATCCCCTTGCGGGCCCATTCGCGGGCCAGGCTCTTGCCCATCATGGCCGTGGCGGCCTTGGACGCGCAGTAGGCGGTCACGCCGGGCAGCACCTTGTGCGCGCCGATCGAGGCGACCAGCAGGACGCGGCCTCGGCCGGTCTGCTCGGACCCGGCCAGGATCATCCGCCGCGCGCCTTCGCGGGCCGTCAGGAACACGCCGCGGGTGTTGACGCCCATCACCTTGTTGAAGTCCGCCGCTTCGATGTCGAGGGCGGAGCCCTGGATGTTGATCCCGGCGTTGGCGATCACCGTGTCCGGCGCGCCCAGGCGGTCGCTGATGGCGTCATAGCCGGCGATGATCGAGCCTTCGTCCTCGACGTCCATCGAGAAGGCCGCCGCGTTCGGGCCGATCTCGTCGACCAGCGCCTCCAGCCGCTCGGCGCGGCGCGCGGCCAGCGCCACCTTGGCCCCGGCGTCTGCGGCCCGGCGGGCCAGATGCGCCCCGATGCCGGACGAGGCGCCGGTGACCAGGACGGTCCTTCCGGTCAGGTCGATCATGCTCTCTCCCCTTTTTTCGCCAAGGTGGCCGGGGCGAGGGCTGATGTCGAGCCGCCCGCGGGGGCAAGTACGAGCGTTCAGCGCGCTCTATGCTCGGCGTAGGCGAGATGGAGTTGTGGGAAATCAGAGACTTGTCACTTTTACAGGCTTCTGGATCATCCGCGTCCGCTGGCGCCGTACCTTTGTGTCATGGCCCAGAAAAGCGAAGACATCGAAGCCGCCCTCAACGCCATCGAGGAGTTGGTCTCCCTGACCTACGCCAAGGCGGCGTCAGAGATTCTGACCGCCAGCGAGGACAAGACCTCCGAGGCGCGGATGGAGATCGCCGCCAAGACCGCGAAGGCCGGCCGAGCCATCAAGCTGTTCCGGGGAAGCGCCCGCCGGGTTGGCCGCGCGCTTTCGAGCTTGCAGCGCGCCGCCAAGGCCGACGACGGCCCCGACCGGAACACTACGGAGACCCCAATGAATGACGACGTCCCATGGAACGCCCAGCGTATCGCCGAGCTTCATGCCGAGGTGCGCGAACGACTGGCGAAGTTTGCTGGATCCCGAGAGCTTAAATACCTGGCTGAGCGGGATCGACGAGAGCCGTCCGGACCTGGCGAGCCAATTGGCGGACAGCCTTCGAACGCTCCGCCTCCGGGCGGACCACCAGGTTCCCCCGCCTAATCCTTGGTCCACCTGGCTGTTCCTTGGCGGGCGCGGCGCGGGCAAGACCTATGCTGGCGCCGCCTGGCTGATCGAACAGGCCGGCCTTGGCGCTCGGCTGGCCTTGGTCGGTCCCACCTTCCACGATGTGCGTGAGGTGATGATCGAGGGGCCGTCCGGCCTCCAGGCGCTGTCGCCGCCGGACGAGCGCCCCCGCTGGGAAGCCTCGCGCCGGCGCCTGGTCTGGCCGAATGGCGCGACCGCCTACGCCTTCTCGGCCGAGGATCCTGACAGCCTGCGCGGCCCGCAGTTCCACGCCGCCTGGGCCGACGAGTTCTGCGCCTGGCCCAAGCCCGGCGACACCCTGGCCATGCTGCGTTTCGGCCTGCGCCTGGGGACCGATCCGCGCCTGGTGGTGACCACCACGCCCAAGCCCCATCGGGCCCTGAAGGCTCTGATGGCCGAGCCGGGGATCTCGCTCACTCGGGCGGGCACGGCCGCCAACGCCGGCAACCTGGCGCCCGCCTTCTTGCGGACGCTGGAAAGCCTCTACGGCGGCACGCGCCTGGCCGCCCAGGAGCTGGACGGGGTCATCGTCGAGACCGACGGCGGCCTGTTCCGCGCCGAGGACCTGGCGCGGTGCCGCGCCGCGCGGCCGGCGCGTCTGGACCGCGTGGTCGTCGCGGTCGACCCGCCCGCCACCGCCGGCGGCGACGCCTGCGGGATCGTGATCGTGGGCCGAAGGGACGACCGCGCGTTCGTGCTGGCCGACGAGACCGCGCGGGGATTGTCTCCCGCCGGCTGGGCGGGCAGGGCCGTGGCCGCCGCGAGGCTGTGGAACGCCGACGCCCTCGTGGCCGAGGCCAACCAGGGCGGCGACATGGTGCGGTCGGTGCTCGCGCAAGCCGACCCGCCGTGCCGCGTGAAACTGGTCCGCGCCTCGGTGGGAAAACGCGCCCGCGCCGAGCCGGTGGCCGCGCTCTACGAACAGGGCCGGGTCCTGCACTGCGGATCGTTCGTGGCGCTGGAGGAGGAACTGATGGCGCTCGGCTCCGGCGACCTGGAACACAGCCCCGACCGCGCCGACGCGCTGGTCTGGGCGGTCAGCGAGCTGATGCTGGGCTCGGTGCGGAGGCCGAGGCTGAGGGCGCTGTGAGGGGCGCCGATGATCAAGATCCTCCCCCGCGATGCGGGGGAGGTGGCCCAGAGGGCCGGAGGGGGCGAGCGCTGGCGACTTCCAGTATTCGCCCGACAGCCGTCTCCGGCAAGGCGAGGATGTCTCGAGCCGGAATGCGGAGCGTGACGATCCCGCGATCTTCCAGCCACGCGTCACGCTCTGCGTCTCTGCGCGGTCGACTATCGAAGCAATGCCATTCGCCATCGACCTCGACGGCTAGACGCAAGGCCTCGCAGTAGAAATCGAGAATGTAAGGACCAACAGGATGCTGTCGGCGGAATTGTAGCCCGCCGATCTTGCGGCCCTTCAATTCACGCCAAAGCAAACCTTCGGGCAGCGTCAGCTCTCGGCGGAAGCGTTGCGCCGTCAGTCTCTGCACAAGGGGAGGTCTCATTGGCTTTTCCGGTGCTCGCCCCCTCCGTCGCTCCGCGACACCTCCCCCGCATCGCGGGGGAGGATCTTTGAGAGCGTTCGCCTTCCCCACAACCCTACATCGTTCCCCATTCGTTCTCAACTCCATCCACCGGAGCCCCCCGCCATGCTCTTCTCCAAACCGCGCCCGCCCGAGCGCAAGGATTCCCGCGCCGCGCGGCTGATCGCGCTGACCACGGGCGGTCGCCCGCAGTGGACGCCGCGGGACTATGGCGCGCTCGCCGCCGAGGGGTTCGGCAAGAACCCGGTGGCCTATCGCTGCGTGCGGATGATCGCCGAGGCCGCCGCCGCCACGCCGCTGGCGGTGTTCGTCGACGGCCGCCGGGCCGATGATCATCCGCTCAAGCGCCTGATCGACCGCCCCAATCCGGAGCAGGGCGGACCCGATCTGATGGAGGCGTTCTTCGGCAATCTGCAGGTGGCCGGCAACGCCTATCTGGAGGCGGCCGGCGACGGCGCGCCCGCTGAACTCTACGCCCTGCGGCCCGACCGGATGACCGTGGTCCCTGGCCCGCGCGGCTGGCCGCTGGCCTATGACTATCAGGCCGCCGGGCGCACGGTCCGGATCGGGCGCGACGGCGACGGCTGGTTGCCGGTGCTGCACCTGCGGCTCTTCAACCCGACCAGCGATCACTACGGCTTCTCGCCGCTGGAAGCGGCGGCCTTCGCGATCGACGTGCACAACGCCTCCAGCGCCTGGAACAAGGCGCTGCTGGACAACTCCGCCCGGCCCTCCGGCGCGCTGGTCTACTCATCCAAGGACGCCGGCGACCGCCTGACCGACGAGCAGTTCGACCGGCTGAAGACCGAGCTGGCCAATGCTCACTCCGGCCAGGCCAACGCCGGCCGGCCGCTGCTCTTGGAAGGCGGGCTCGACTGGCGGGCCATGTCTCTGAGCCCCGCCGAGATGGACTTCACCGAAGGCAAGCACGCCGCCGCCCGCGAGATCGCCCTGGCGTTTGGCGTGCCGCCGCAGCTCTTGGGCATCCCCGGCGACAACACCTACGCCAACTATCGCGAGGCCAACGCCGCCTTCTGGCGCGGGACGGTGGTTCCGCTGGCCGAGCGGGCGGCGCGGGCCCTGACCGCCTGGCTGGCGGTGAAGTTCCCCGGCGCGCGGATCGCTCCCGACCTCGACGCGGTCCCCGCCCTGTCGGCCGAGCGCGACGCCCTGTGGAGCCGGCTGGAGACGGCGTCGTTCCTCACCGACGCCGAGCGGCGGCGGCTGGCGGGGCTGGAGCACTAGTCGGCCGAAGCCGCTGGCCCCCACCTGACCGCTTCGCGGTCGTCCGCCCCCGGAGGGGGCAGAAGGCCGCCCCTTCTTCCCCCGCCGGGGGAGGAGCGCGTCAGCGCGGAGGGGCCCGTATCGAGAGACACCCATGACCAATCCCACCCGCTGGCGGCTGGACCGCCAGGTGTCCGCCGCCGTGCTGGTCGCGGTCGCCATCCAAGCCGCCGCCGCCCTGCTGTGGGCCGGCAAGGCCTCGGCGCGGATCGACGAGATGCAGCGTCGGCTGGAGGCCCAGGCCCCGGTGGCCGAGCGCCTGGCGCGGTTGGAGGCCCAGGCCGACGCCACCCGCCAGTCGCTGAACCGCATCGAAGCCAAGCTGGAGCGTTCGCGATGAGCGAAGACTTGAAGATCGAGGGCTACGCGTCCCTGTTCTGGACCCGCGACCTCAATGACGACGTCACCGCCGCCGGCGCCTTCGCCGAGAGCCTGGCGGCCGGGACGCCGGTCAAGATGCTGCACCAGCACGACGAGGCCGAGCCGATCGGCGTCTGGGACGAAGTGGTCGAGGACGCCAAGGGCCTGTTCGTCCGAGGGCGGATCCTGCGGTCGACGCCGCGGGGCCGCCTCGTCGCCGCCCTGGTCGAGGCCGGCGCGCTGGACGGCCTGTCGATCGGCTTTCGCCAGGTGAAGGCGCGAACTCAGGGCCGCCTGCGCGTGCTGTCCCGCGTCGAGCTCTGGGAGGTGTCGATCGTCACCTTCCCGATGCTGCCGGGCGCTAGGCTGACGATCAGTTCCGGATCAGCCTGAGCAGGGTGCCGTCCGGGTCGATCAGGGCGGCCATGATCTTCTTATCGCCGGGCGGGTGCAGGCGGGGGAAGCCCTCGGTCTTCTCCTCGATCCCGGCCGCCTGGCAGACCGCGTAGAAGCCCTCGAGATCGTCCAGGCGCAGGCAGCAGGCGAAGTTGCTGGTGGCCGGCTTCAGGCCCGGAAACGGGAAGAACTCCAGCGTCAGCCGGCCGCGCTCCAGCACCATCCAGCCCGGATCGCGCGAGGCCCGCTCGAAGCCGAGGGCCGCATAGAAGCTCTCGGTCGCGTCGAAGTCGCTGGACGGAAGATTCGGCGTGGCGCGGTCAGGCATGGCGTCAGAGTCGCGTGAAGGCGCGAGGCTGGCAATAGGAGATCCTCCCCCGCGACGCGGGGGAGGTGGCCCAGAGGGCCGGAGGGGGCGAGCTCGGCATCGTCCAGTTAGCCCCCTCAGTCGGCTTCGCCGACAGCTCCCCCGCATCGCGGGGGAGCATCTGTCACCTCTTTCGGAGAACCCCATGAAGGAAACCAAACACGCGGCCTCGCCCGAGGCCCGCGCGGCGCTGGCTGATGTCCTGACCGCGTTCGAGAGCTTCAAGGCCGCCAACGACGCGCGCCTTTCGGCCATCGAAACCAAGCGGGCCGATGTCCTGCTGGAGGAGAAGGTCGGCCGCATCGACGAGGCCATGGCGCGGGCTCAAGACCGCCTCGACCGGATCATGGCTGACCTGCGTCGCCCCGCCCTGGGCGGCGAGGCGCCGGTCGCCAGCGTGGACGAGCGCAAGGCCGCCTTCGACCGCTATGTGAAGACCGGCGAGACGCCCGCCGCGCTGCTGGAGGCCAAGGGCCTGTCCGAAGGGACGGCCACGGCGGGCGGCTATGTCGCCCCGCCGGAGCTGGAGCGGCTGATCCTGCGGCGCCTGGCCGCCACCTCGCCGATGCGCGAAATCTGCCAGGTCCGCACCATCGGCGCGGGGACCTTCCGCAAGCCGGTCTCGCCCACGGGTCTCGCCGCCGCCTGGGTGGCCGAGACCGCCGCGCGGCCCGAGACCACGGCCCCGACCCTGGACGTGATCGACTTCCCGGCCGGCGAGCTCTACGCCAGCCCGGCCGCGACCCAGGCCCTGCTGGACGACGCCTATGTCAGCATCGACGAGTGGCTGGCCGAGGAGGTGCAGGACGCCTTCGCCGCCCAGGAGACCACGGCCTTCGTGTCGGGCGACGGGGTCAACAAGCCCAAGGGCCTGCTGGCCTACACCGCCGCGCCGGACGCGTCCTACACCTGGGGGCAGGTCGGCTACCTGGCCACGGGCGTGGCCGGCGGCTGGACGGCGTCGAACCCGACCGACAAGCTGATCGACCTGATCTACGCGACCAAGGCCCAGTACCGCCAGAACGGCCGCTTCGTGATGAACCGCCGCACGGTCAGCGCCGTGCGCAAGTTCAAGGACGCGCAAGGCAACTACATCTGGAACGCGGCCCTGCAGCCGGGGCAGTCCGCCTCGCTGCTCGGCTTCCCGGTCACCGAGATCGAGGCCATGCCGGACGTGGCCGCCAACGCCCTGGCCGTGGCGTTCGGCGACTTCGAGAAGGGCTATCTGATCGTCGACCGCGCTGGCGTGCGGGTCCTGCGCGACCCGTACTCGGCCAAGCCGCACGTCCTCTTCTACACCACCAAGCGCGTCGGCGGCGGCGTGCAGAACTTCGACGCGATCAAGCTGCTGAAGTTCGCGGCGTCGTAAGCTCATTCGACGTCCCCCTCCCCCTTGCGGGGAGGGGGCAGGGGGTGGGGGTGTCAGCGCCTCGTTATCCCCTTCTGGCGCGGAGCTTGCTCCCCCACCCCAACCCCTCCCCGCAAGGGGGAGGGGCTTTCTCCCGAGAAAACCATGCCCCAATCCCTCACCCTGGCCGAGGCCCGGGCGTTCCTGCGCGTCCCTGACGCGTCCGAGGACGCCGTCCTGACGCTCCTGATCGACGCCGCCGAGACCCGCGTCGCGGCCGCCGCGGGCGTCGCCCTGACCGCCGCCAGTCCCGCGCCCCTGCGCCTGGCCGTCCTCACCCTGGTCGCCCACGCCTACGAGCTTCGCTCGTCCTTGGGCGACGCCGGCGAGCCCTCGCTGGCCCTCGTCGAGCCGTGGCTGACCCCTTACCGAAAGGCCCGGCTGTGACCGACAAGCCCCTGATCGACGCCCTGGTCGCGACGCTGAAGGCCGCGCCCGCCGTCACCGCCATCGCCGGCCAGCGGATCTACGCGACCGCCCCGCGCCTGCCGACCTATCCCTGCGTCGTCGTCACCCGCTCGGAAGGGCGTCCGGTGTCCGAAGGCGACGGGATCGAGCACCTGCTCACCCTCACCTGCGCCAGCCGCTTCGGCGGGCCGGAGGAGGCCAGAGCCCTGGTCGCCGCCGTCCGCGCGGCGCTGCACGACGCCCGGCCGACGCTGTCGAACCGCCGACTCGTGAACCTGCGCGTCCCCTATGCCGACTGCTTCACGGGCGCCGACCGCGAGACCACGCTCGGGATCGTCCGCGTGCGGGCGGTCACCGAAGCGCTCTGACCTTCACAGCCGCACCCCCACCCCCTGCCCCCTCCCCGCAAGGGGGAGGGGAACGCGAACATCTGGAGACTCATCATGGCCGCCCAAGCCGGCAAGGACATGCTGCTGAAGATCAGCGATGGGGCCCAGACCCCGACCTTCCACACCGTGGCGGGCCTGCGGGCTCGCACCCTCAGCCTGAACGCTAAGACCATCGACGCCACCGACAGCGACAGCGCCGGCCGCTGGCGCGAGCTGCTGGCGGGGGCGGGCGTCAAGTCCGTGGCCGTGTCGGGTTCGGGGATCTTCCGCGACGCCGCCTCCGACGCCCAGGTGCGCCAGAGCTTCTTCGACCAGTCGGCGCGGACCTGGCGTCTGGTGATCCCGGACTTCGGCCAACTGGAAGGCCCGTTCCTGGTCGCGGCGCTGGAATACGCCGGCGAGTACGACGGCGAGGCGTCGTTCGCGATCAGCCTGGCCAGCGCCGGGGCGGTGACGTTCACGGCGATCTAGGATCGGCGACCGTCAAAGCAAAAATCTCGTGTCATCCCGGAAGCCTCGCAGAGGCTATCCGGGACCCAGGGGTTGCAAGAGTGCTGCGCGCACCGCCCCTGGGTCCCGGCTCTTCGCTTCGCTACGGCCGGGATGACACGCCATTATTGAGGTTCAAGAACCATGCTCCCGCCCAACCCCGCGCGCGGCGAGGTCGTCGTGACCCTGGCCGGCGCGCCGCGACGCCTATGCCTGACCCTGGGCGCCCTGGCGCGCATCGAGGCCGCGCTTGACCTGTCCGACTGGTCGCAGCTGCCCGACCGCATCGCCACGCTGAGCGCCGCCAACCTCTTCGCCGTGCTGGCCGCCTTGCTGGAGGGCGGCGGCGAGGCGCCGGAGATCGCCGCCCGCGCCACGGTCCCGGAGGCCGCCTCGGCCCTGGCCGTCGCCCTCGCGGCCTGCGGATGAGCGCTTGGAGCGCGCCGCTGCGCCTGGCGCTCAGCCTGGGCCTGCCGCCCGAGGCCTTCTGGCGGCTGTCGCTGAAGGAGTGGCGCGCGCTGACCGAGGCGCCGCCCGCGCCCGTGCTCAGCCGCGCCGACCTCTTCGCCCTGATCGCCCGCTATCCTGATAAGGAGATCCCCGCATGAGCTTCGACCCAGACGGCCTTTCGGCTGTTCCTGCCCGCGCCGCCGAGGCCGCCGCCGCGCTGGACAGCCTGAAAGCCCCAGCCGAGCGGGCCGCGCGCTCGATCGACGAGGCCTTCGCTCGCGCCGGCGCGTCGCTGGTCAAGTCCCTGGCCCGCGCGGCTTCGGACGGCCAGGTGTCGCTGGCCGAGCTGGCGCGCGCGGTGCTGGGCGCGGCCGGGGCGGCGTTGAAGGGCGGAGGATTGGGCGAGGCGCTGTCGAAGAGCTTTGCCGGCGCCCGGGCTGATGGCGGCCCGGTGCTGCCGGGCGGGGCCTATCTGGTCGGCGAGCGGGGGCCGGAGGTGTTCCGCCCGGCCTCGGCGGGAAGCATCGAGCCGGTCGGAAGCGGCGGGGTGTCGGTAACGATCAATGTCCAGGGCGGAGAGGCGTCGGGCCTGGTCCGCTCCGACGCCCAGATCGCCCAGGCCTTGGCCCGGGCGGTCAGCTTGGGGGCGCGGCGATTGTGA